TACAATATTTCAATGAAAAACAATGAAGCCTTACAAAGGGCACCTTTAATAAAACAAAGGTATGACGAGCTTTGGGATGAGGTTAGTTATTCAGACAGGGAAAAAGCCACAGGAAGATTTGTTCCTGATTTAGTGCAGGGTAGATATTGATATGGCATATGCAAGGGCAAGCAGGGCTTTAGGTGAATGCGACAGATGCGGATTTACATACAAACTAAAAGACCTTAGATATGAAATTCAAGACAAGGTAAGAAATGGTTTAAGGGTTTGTGAAGATTGTTTTGATGTAGACCATCCTCAGTTACAAATTGGAGAAGTTGATGCTTCTGATCCTCAATCACTATTTGATTCAAGAATAGATAAGGGCGAGTCGGAATCTACTACATATTTTTCTTTTAATCCTATTGGTGGTGGTTTGGATATTTTTGGTTCAAGCACGATGGGATTAAAAATGGTTGGCAGTGTTGGCAAATTAACGGTGAGTACATAATGAGTTGGACATTTACAACATTAAAATCTGCTATACAGGATTACACGGAAAACACAGAAACATCATTTGTAAGTAATCTTACTAATATTATTGTTCAAGCAGAAAACAGGATAATAAAATCTGTTGAACTTCCTAATTTTAGAAAAAATGTAACCGCTGCATTTACATCAGGAAATTCATATTTAGCCACTCCTACAGATTATCTTTACCCTTATTCACTGGCAGTTATTGATAGTGATAGCAACTATAATTATTTGTTGAATAAAGATGTAAATTATATAAGAGAAGCGTTTCCAGCATCTGCTACAACAGGAGTACCAAAATATTACGCACAATTTAATGATGATTTTTTTCTAGTTGGGCCGACTCCTAGCTCTGGTTTTACTGCTGAACTTCATTATTTTTATGTGCCTCAATCAATAACTGCCACGGCTGACGGAACATCCTGGCTTGGAACTAATGCTTCAGAGGCTTTGCTTTATGCTGGATTGGTAGAAGCGTATACCTTTATGAAAGGAGAGCCAGATATACTGGCTAATTATGAAAACCGATTTAAGGAAGCATTGGGCAGATTAACATTAGAGTCTGATAGCTATAATAGAAAAGATGCTTACAGGAGCGGTCAAAGAAGAATAAATGCGTGATGTGCATTTTATAGAAGAATTAGAAGGCAAAAATATTGCAGTAGTTGCTATGGGTTTAAGCCAGATAGATTTTCATTTATCTCAAGCGCACAGCATATTTTTTGATGAAGTTTGGGCAATAAACGCAATGATAGGTGTCTTGCCTGATATAGATCGAGCTTTTATTCTTGATCCAATGAGTCGTTTTCTTGATACAGAAGATGCAGGTGGAATGACAAAAATGATGAGGGAAAAACTTCCTCAATCTTATTTTCCAATATATACATGCGAGTTAGATGGAAGAGTCCCTTCTGCTGTTGAATATCCGTTGGAAGAAGTAGTATCGTCTTTAGGGTGTTCTTATTTTAACAATACTGTAGCTTATGCAATAGCATTTGCTTTATTTGCTAAAGTAGGAAAACTTTCTATATTTGGCGTAGATTTTACCTATAAATCTAATATGCATTTTGCTGAATCAGGTAGAAGCTGTGTAGAGTTTTGGGTTTCTAAGTGCATAGATTCAGGAATGTCTATATCAATAGCTCCAAGATCGTCTTTGATGGATACAGATATAGATATAAAAGAAAAGCTATACGGTTATCATAGATTAAGAGACCCTAAAATTACTTATCAAGATTGTGACGGGTCTATTAAAGTATGCAAATGGTCTGAAGTAGAAGTAGAAGAAGAGCAAAAGCCAGTTGGTATTATAAATAGAAAAGATTTAACTCCAGTTGAACCAAGTAATTATTAATGCAAACAGATAAATTTGAAATTTCAATAGGCAATTTAGGCGTTCAGACTACAAATAATCGAGGGCATTCTGTTGAAGAAATAGCAGAAATGGCTACAAATAAATTAATATCTATAAGTGATGATGCAGACCCTATGGTCAAAGCACAGGCTCATGCTTTTAGAGATAGATGTAAATCTATCATAGCATTCTATGTGAAAGAAGGAATCCAAAACCATATATGCACAGCATGTAATCAATTAGAACAGCAAGGTCATAAAGACTTGGCTAACATTATAAGGAGGCTGTAATGGCTATAACTCAGGCTATGTGTACCAGCTTTAAAAAAGAGCTTTTAGAGGGTGTGCATAATTTTAAAAACTCTGGCGGCAATACATTTAGACTTGCGCTTTATACAAGTTCAGCAACCATGTCTGCGTCTACAACTGCTTACACTACATCTCAAGAAGCAAGTGGAACCAACTATACTGCTAAAGGCAATTCGTTAACCCGTGTTGATCCAACAACGTCAGGAACTACAGCATTTACAGATTTTGCTGATCTTACATTTGGGACAGCAACAGTTACGGCAAGAGGCTGTATGATATTTAATGACACAGCTACTGGTGATCCTGCGGTGGCTGTGTTTGATTTTGGTGGAGACAAAACGTCTACTGCTGGGTCATTTACGATTACTTTTCCTACTGCTGATGCATCAAACGCTGTTATTAGAATAGCGTAATAGTTTTATGGCTATTGTTTCAGGCTGGGGCCGAAGCACATGGGGTTCTGGAACCTGGGGCGAAGCTAGTGCGGTAACTCTTACAGGTCTTGGCGCAACATCAGCATTAGGCTCATTAAGTGTTTCAGCTAGCGCAAATATAACAGAAACAGGGGTTTCAGCGACAGGTGCTGTAGGTTCCGAAACTGTTTCGGGTGATTCTAACTTAGCTTTAACAGGGTTATCAGGAACTACCGGGCTAGGCACAGAAACAGTTAGCGCAGATGCTAATGTAGCGGAAACAGGAGTTGCTGGAACCAGCGGGCTAGGAACTATATTAGCAGCGGGCTTTGCTATAACAGGAGTTTCTGGAGCCGCCTCAACAATTTCTCTTGGCGACGAAACGGTTACTTGTGATGCAAATGTTGCCTGTACTGGAGTAACTGCATCTAGTGCATTAGGAACATTAAGCCTAGTTACAAATAATATAATATCTGTTACGGGTTTATCAGGGACTTCTAGTTTAGGAAGTTTATCTGTAACTGGAGATTCAATTCTATCTTTAACAGGAGTTGCTGGAACTGGCGAGGTAGAAAGTTTAATTGTATGGGGTGAAGTTATTCCCGGTCAAACTGCAAGCTATTCAAATGTGGTTCCGGGTCAAACAGCTAGTTATTCTGAAATATCCCCAGGACAAACCGCTTCTTGGGAAGAAATTGCAGCATAATTTGAATATATAAAGGATTATTTATGGCAAGCACATACGTTAATGACTTACGTTTAAACGAAATGGCAACTGGCGATGAGTCAGGAAATTGGGGCGTAGTCACAAATACGAATTTGGAGCTAATCGCTGAAAAATTTGGGACAGGAAGCGAGGCTCTTTCGGACGCTAGTACAGCAACCATAACAATGGCTGACGGTGCTAGTGATGCATTTCGCTCGATGGCCCTTACTCTGACAGGTTCTCTCTCACAGGCTTGCACAGTCACGTTAGCTCCAAATACTCTTTCTAACGTATGGGTGGTTCAAAACTCCGCTGGCGACACAGTTACACTAAGCCAAGGCACAGGCGCAAATGTGGTTATACCAAACGGCGGTATCCGCATGGTTGCCACAGACGGTGCTGGTTCTGGTGCTGCGGTTACTGATGTCCTAGACGTACTAGGCGGTACAGGCAATGTAGGGCTTGGTAGCGGTGCGTTTGGCACAGGGCTTACCACAGGTACAGATAACGTAGCCGTAGGTGACTCTGCTGGCGATGCGCTAACAACAGGCTCTGACAACACGTTTGTCGGTGACAATGCGGGTGGTGCGACAACTACAGGGCAGTACAACACAGCAGTTGGTTCTGGTTCATTAGATGCTCAAACTACCGCATCAAACAATACAGCAGTTGGGTATAACGCTTTGACAACCAATAGCACAGGCGCAGACAATGCTGCTTTTGGTTATGTAACTTTAGAAGATAATACGACAGGAGCCAATCTGACTGCTTTTGGCAGTAGAGTGTTAACGGATAACACAACTGGAAATAACAATACAGGATTGGGATACGCAGCCTTATTCACAAACAGTACAGGAAATGACAACACCGCTATTGGATATTTAGCTTTAAAAGACAATGCAACCGGCTCATCTAATACGGCTGTTGGTAAAGATGCTTTATTCGCTAATCTTGCCTCAAACAACACAGCAGTGGGGATGGATGCTTTAACGGCTAACACCACAGGCGATACGAATGTAGCTGTTGGAGCTAATGCCCTTGATGCAAACACTACTGGTTCAAGCAATGTTGCAGTCGGGAAGGGTTCTTTAGGAGCCAACACCACCGCCGATAGCAATGTAGCTGTTGGATATGATTCATTGGCATTAAATACGACAGGTGCGAACAATACTGGAGTTGGCAGAAGTGCGCTTTTATCTAACACCACAGGCGCAGCCCTTACCGCAGTTGGTAAAAGTGCTTTAACCGCAAACACAACAGGTGATTCCAATGTTGCAGTTGGGAAGGGTGCGTTAGAAGCCAACACCACAGCGTCTGACAATACGGCTGTCGGGGCAAGTGCTTTAGAGTCCAACACCACAGGCTCAAATTTAACGGCAGTAGGGAAAAGTGCGCTTCTAGGCAACACTACGGGAAATAACAACACGGCAGTGGGCAAGCAAGCTGGAACTTCTATAACCACAGGCAGCAGCAATACAGCAGTGGGCAAGGGGTCTTTGGCTTCTCTTACTACAAGTAGTGCAAACACCGCAGTTGG